TAACGAAACAGTAGGAGCTTTATGTGCAAGAGATTATAAGGGAGTCGGGAGTCAATATGTCGAAGAGGGTAAGCTCATCATTCAAGACATATAGGAAAGCAGGGCATCCAACCCATGTGGGGGGGGTGCAAAGATGGGAAGAGACAGAGTTGAGCGACACTCTGAATATCTTCGATAACTCGGAGACAAGGACACCGACATTGATAGTAGAAAGGAGAATAGATGCAGGAACACAAGATCAGGTACTGTGCTTATTGTTCGAAACCTATGGAACGGAAGAGGTTGTCGAATGGGGAATTAATGTCTTGGCTTCATTACAACAGGCAGAAGTATTGCGACAGAGAATGCATGAAAGCTGCGTTCAGAGCCAAGCCAAAAGTCGGAAAGAGTTGGATGACGGTTCATTACCATGCCCGGAACTTGTTGCCGAGTGGATGTTGCGAGATATGTGGGAGCGAGAAGAATGTGGACGTTCATCACAAGGATGGGAATCCGCAGAACAACAACATAGAGAACCTACAAAATCTCTGTCGGAGTTGCCACATGAAAGTCCATCATCCTGCAAAGAGATGTTCGATATGTGGAAAAAAGGCAAAGGGATTTGGATACTGCAACAAGCACTACTTGAGATACAAGAAGTATGGAAATCCGATGATGTGCTATGGAAAGGAGGTGGTTATATGAAGGAAGTAAGTACAGTAGTGAGAAGGCTTACTCCTCTCTAACTTGAGTGCGAACGTCTACAAGGTTATCCCGATGGATGGACGGATATAGGAGAATGGGTTGATAGCAAAGGGAAGAAGCATAAGGAAGCCGATTCCCCAAGGTACAAAGCTCTAGGTAATAGCATAGCACTGCCGTTTTGGTCATGGATGATTGGACGGATTGCAAAGATTCTGAAAGAGGATGGGGTAGAGCATCCGACAATGGCAAGTCTCTTTGACGGCATAGGGGGATTTCCCCTTGTGTCGCAGAGACACGGCATAGAGCCAGTATGGGCATCGGAGATAGAGGAGTTTCCGATTGCCGTAACCAAGATACATTTTCCAGAAAGGGGAGAAGATGAGGAGATTAATACCAATATTATTAGCAGTAGTTCTGACGGCAAAGATGGGGACGATTCAATTCGAGGGACATAAGGAAACCTGGTATGACCTCGATATGTCCAAGGTGGTAGAACGATCCGACAAGGCGATAGGTCTGACGGATATGTATTGGATCAGGGAGGACGGAGTGAAGATGTATGCGCAGTGGGTTATTGTGGCTGCGCATCCCTCCAAGATTAGGTATAGCCGGTTACAAACGAGCTTGGGGGAGGGGATCATCCTTGATACCCATACGTCGGATGACAAGGAACTAATAGACATAGCCACAACGTGGGGAAAGGATAAGAAATGAAGAGGCATACAGTGGCGGAACTCCAAGAATTGCAGGCTTTGCCACTTGAAATAAAAGTTAGATTGACTCAACAACGAGTAAGAGAGTGGATAAATCACTTCGGAGAAAGCGGAGTTTATGTATCGTTTTCCGGCGGTAAGGATAGCACGGTATTGCTCGACATTGTTCGAGATCGATATCCAAACGTCAAAGCAATGTTTGTAGATATACCTACGCAATATCCAGAGTTAAGGGATTTTGTAGCGACTTATGAGAATGTCGATATTGTTAGACCAAAGATAAACTTCGTGGAAGTGTGCGAAAAGTACGGGTTTCCGCTTATATCTAAAGAAGTGAGCGAGTGCGTACAAGGTGCGAGAAAATACTTGACAAGCATACTCAATGAACGGAACGCTTTGACAGACAGACAGACAGACAGACAGACAGACAGACAGACAGACCGTACCGATACTTCTACGATAAGGTATGTGGACTCGGCAAGTATGCAAAATCCTTCGGGGGGGGGTACGACAACAAGTATCGTAAACTCCGAGGAATTGGCGAATATTTTAAACGAGCGGATGGTCAATCGCAAGGGTGGTCAGAATCAGAGATTGGCAATAATGCTGGGATTGCTAACAAAAGACGCAAAACATCCGATAAAGGCGAATATCCCTAGTGGGGAAAAAAGTGGCTTTAACATGGAGAAATACAAGTTTTTTCTTGAAGCACCTTTTGAGATTAGTAACAAATGTTGCAATCATCTCAAGAAGAATCCGGCTCATAAGTATTATAAGGACACGGGCAGAGTTCCGATAACCGCACAAATGGCAAGTGAAAGTAGGTTAAGAACTCAAAAATGGTTGCAAAATAGTTGTAATGGTTTTGACCTGGCGATTCCCACGAGCAACCCCATGAGTTTTTGGACGGAGCAAGATGTTTTACGGTACATAAGAGAAAGAAAATTACCAATATGCTCGGTTTATGGGGAGATTGTTACGGACGATGAGGAGTTAGGACAAATGCAGTTGTTTGAAATCAAGGATCAACCACTTCATTGCACTGGATGTACTAGAACTGGATGTGTATGTTGCGGATTTGGAGCTCACATGAAAGGGGATAAACGATTTGTTGATTTAAAACACACTCATCCGCAGATGTATAGACTACTAGACATAGCAAAAAATAACGGCTATACAATGCGAGAGGCTATTAATTGGGTTAATGAACATGGAAATATGGCTATTAAACAATAAAAGGAGATTAGAAATGAGCATATTTAGTGACCATAAGGTTGGAGCCTTATCCGATTGGGAGTTTGAGCAAGAGTGCAGACGAATGAACCGGGAAGAACGAGAGTACATTGATGACTTTGAAAGATATGCGGAGGAAGAAGATGACGGAGAGGGAGAGGAAGATTAAGATACAGACCTTAGACGAGATATGGCTCTTTATGCACGTCTTATACATGACAAACGAGGAGCGAGAGAAATTATTAAATATAATCGAAATCAGGAAGAAAGCAGAGGAGGGACTAAATGACGGACGAAAAAAGAAAAGCAATTCTGCGCAAGATCGAGAGTGTAATTAGTGCGTGTGAAAACATTTGCGAGGATTCAAGCCAATTCCTCCAGGATCATGCCAAGATTGTAGCATATGAACGCATAAGAAATATTTTGGAGGGAAATGCCGGAAATGAAAAGATGCTATAAATGCGGAAAAAAGAAAGACGACGACCGTATACTTTGCGAGAAGTGCGAGAAAGAACTGAACGAGAGAATGGAGAAAGGGGAAGGTGTGCGGAATGAAAAACGAAATCAAGGTAGAACTGAACGTGAAAAAGTTGATTGATGAAGTAAAAGAAGTCACACAGGCTTTTAACGAACTTGTTGATAAACTCGAACTGATTGACAAGAAGTATTCGGACAAGGAAGTGGATAAGGAATGACAAGAGAACTAGCACAAAACATATTGACCGAACATATAAGACTTATGAGCGATATTCCATTGCTTAAGGAAGATATAAAGGCTTTTCAAATGGCAATATCCGCACTTGAACAGAAGCCATGCGAAGATGCGGTAAGCCGAGAAAAGGTAAAAAAATGGATATGTAAGACTTGCCCCGATGATGCAGAATGTCAAAAGGATTGTGATGTTATAAAGGGCATAGATGCGTTACCTTCCGTCACACCGAGAATAAACACAGAGAAGTTAAAAGCCATAAACAAGTATTGCTATGACTATGGCAGACAAGACGGACGCAATGAGAACAGACGTAAGGGGCAAAAGTTTGCCGAGTGGGTAGCAGATGAAATCTTTGACGAGGAATGGGAAAACAACAAGGATTCTTTTGCGGAAATTGCTTGTAGGAAGTTAGAGAAGTTAGGACTTGTAAGGCAAGAAGATAACGAGTGGATAAAGGAGAGTAGCGATGCAGATAGTAATTGATATACCCGAAGATAGATACGATGAAATACATTCTCTTAAATTCGTTATATATGGACTACAAAGCGAAGAAAATAGAAAGTTATTTTATCTGTTAATCAATGCAGTACAAGACGGCACACCTATACCCGACAATGCGACTAATGCTGACGTGATAAGAGCATTATTTCCCGATGGAATACCAAAAGACATTGTTTGGACTTTACAAGATGATAAAGGTGCAGATTGGTGGAACGCACCATATCAGAAAGGCGGTAAGTGATGCCACATAGTTTAAGAGCGAAATTAAGCGGTTTGAGATACAAAGGAATACTTGAAGATAAAGACTATAAGCGATTATGCAAGGCACTTGATAATGAGAACGTGCTTGACAAGATAAGGGATGAGATAAAAGATGCTCGATTAAACCAAATAAATGATGAAACGGAAAAAGCAGTCAATTACGGACTAAACACAGCACTTGAGATTATCGAAAAATACACAAAGTAAAGGGGGAAAGGGAGTATGACAGATTTTGAGTTAATTGTACTCGGATTTTTTGGCGGCATATTTACTAGCATAATTATGATAGGGGTTGGAGTTGCTTATGATACTAGAATTTGTAAAAGACAATTATCGGACGATTCTTGCGTATGTTCTGACGTTTCTGACGGGGATAGGGATAGGAGCGGCAATAACAGACGCCTTAAACGAATGGAAGCCGAGATCAAAGAAGAAGCAGAAAGACTCGGAGTCAAAATAGGAGATGATGAATGAAGATTTTAGTAGGAATGCCGTGTGTCCATGACATCCCGGTCCAAACGGTGGGGAGTCTGCTCAAGATTAAGGGAGATGGAGTAGATGTCCTCATCGAGGAGGGGTCTCTTGTCTACGATTCCAGAGACCATATAGCCAAGGCGGCCGTGGATAATGGATATGACTATGTTCTGTATGCGGACTCAGACATGATATTTGAGCGATCCGACCTTGATAGGCTCTTAGCTCATAACGTGGGGATATGCTCTGGACTCTATGTGACTAGGAGAGGGGAGAATAAGAACGTCCTCTACTCCGAGATCATTACGAGACGGAGGTTTCCGTACCGAGCACCCAAGCTCATCCATGACACACAACAAAGCGGTTTCGGAAGAGTCGAAGGATGCGGTTTTGGATTTGTCCTTATCAAAACATCTGTCCTCAAGACCATGTTCAAGTATTACAAGAGTCTGTTTGAGCCGTTCAAGGGAGTTGGAGAGGATATCGCATTCTGTTTGAGAGCTAGAAGATGTGGATTCTATACATTTGCCGACCGGGATGTTAAGCTCGGTCACATCGGCACCAGGGTTTATGGGGGAGAATAATCTCCCCCTCATCTGAACTCTACGACCTCCCCGTCCTCTAGTCCGACCCAAAAGACTCCGCCACCATATCTGCCTTGCTTGGTTTCGATAGGGAGGACTCTCCTCAGAGATTTCAAGTCTGCTCGTATTGTTCGCTCCGACACATCGAATTTATCGGTTATCTCCGCCACCGATGTAGCTTTCCGCTCCTGGATATATGCCGCTATATCTCTCTGCCGTTCACTGCCTATAAAATATATCTTCATGATTCCTCCTTCATGTAAGTTTCGTACTTCTTAATCTCTCCATCCAAGTTCTCAAGCCATACCGTCTTCATGACCTCCGCATCAAGAAGCCATTTGAGTACCGTCAATGGTAGGTTGGCTTGGATGCTATAAACGTAATTGCGACCGCTCTCATAAAACACTTTATAGGTGCATCCTCGTCTTGATGTCATCTGCAAGACTTTCCTGATCTTTGCCATATTCAATATGCCTCCATCGACTCAAGTAACAAATCTTCCATAAACTCGTCATAGGCTGCCCTAATCTCTTTCATTGTGGTTCTAATGATCCGCTCCGACAAATCCGGCACCTTTGCGAAAATGTCGCATTCTGCCTGTCCGTGATACATTTTTAAGTTCCCCTTGGTATTATTCATGATTGTTCTCCCTCCTAGTCACATAAGTCTCTATAGTCGTTTATGTTGGCTTCAACTATTTCACAAAACTCCTCATAACTCTGTTGTTCTTTCGGCATCCCAAACATTAGGTGCTTGACCCCATCACCTTCGCAATATATCCATGCCTCGTAGTCATTCCTAAGTGTCACGATGTCTATGAGATAGCCGTGATCGATAAATGTAGCCGTTCCTGTTGCCGTCAATGTCATCTCGGTCTCCTTTCTCCCAATGGGATAGCAACAACGTGTTCCTCACAGAGCTTGATTGAGTCGATTGCCACCTCAAGTGCCTCGATTAACTCTTCAAAGGGTTTTCTGTCCTCCTCGGACTCCATACCCTTAAGCCATTCCTGATTGATCTCAATCTGTCCTTTCAAAAGTTCTATTGCTCGTTTATTATCCATATCATTCTCCTTTATTGTCTTCTAGTAGCTCTGCAAGGATATCGTATGCCTCACCTAGCCGATCCATCTTGTACTTGTCAAATCCGTCATACATATGCTCTAGTTCTTGGATTACAGAGCAGGCAGATTCTACGTTGCAAAACTCCTTCCCACTTAGTTGTATCGTCCTTTTCATCTTATTCTCCTTTCAATCCATGTCACTATATCTGTTTTCGTGTTTCCATCCATCCGAGGAGTATGCCTCCTGATAGTCATCATCAAGTGATCCGTATGTGTATCCTCGGTCATGCATCAAGATGATAAGGTCATCGTCATCGTAGTCCTCCAAAATCCGCTTAAGTTCTCCGACTGTCATAGCTCTGTCCTCAACCTGGTCAACACTATATCCATCTCTGCCTGCTTCAAATATCAATGCTCTTTTCTCGTCCATGTCATTCTCCTTCTCTAAATAGGTCATTCGCCTGGTCTTCTGTTAATGTAAAGGTGGCATCCGCTATATCCTTGAAATCATAGCCATCAGGTGATTTGCAAACGTAGTAAAGGTATCTATGTAACCACCAACACCAATATCCCTCATTTCTAACAAATTCTTCCATAATGTCTCCTTTCAATCCATAAATCTATCCATAAGCCACTCGACAACTACCAAAGGATCATTCTCCAAAGTCCTGACTACCTCGTCCATGTTGTAGTCATCACGCTCCCACGGAGCAAGGTTATTGCCTATCCTTTCGGCAAGTCTCATTATCTTTGCCTGTCTCATATCGTCTTTTGTCATCCTGATCTCCCTTCATTCCTCGTCATCGAGCTCTGTCATTGCGTCCTCAAGACCGCATATTATGTGGTTGTATGCCGTTGCTCCGTCTCCGGCGGTACAGAACATTCCGTTCCAATGGATCGTTACGTCATGTCCGTATAACTTGCCGTGGTCATCCTTGTTAAGTTCCTTGTTGTACTTCTTCATGAACTTCTCCCTGGTCACAAGCTTGTCCCCTTTGGTCATCTCGTTGAATTCCTTTAATGTCATCGTCACAAATCCGTTGTTAATCGTCATCTTCCTCGTCCTCCTCTATATCTGTTACATCCAAGTCCCAAAGTGCCTCCTGCTTTGCGAGTTCCTCCGCCTCTTCTCTAGAGCTTGCCTCGACCTCATAGGTCTCCTCGCATCCGATAAACCCTCCAAAATTGATTGTCACTCTGTATGTCATCTTGATCCCTCCTTATAGCTTCTAACTTCTCTATCCAGATATCTCACAAGTTCGCCTGGTTGGTAGTTTCCGCTTGGCTCGTTCTCACATATCCATGAAATGATCCCTTTCAAAAGCTCTATGTAGTCCTCGTTGCGGTATGTCATTATTTCGTGTGCGTCACACCAATCCGAGTACCATGAATCCTCCGTCTCGTCTGGATCGGCATCCATCTCATAGAGCTCGTCCCATTCACTATCACCGAGCAGCCACGTTCCCTCGTCCGTTTGTGCCGTATATCTGTAAATTCCTCCGCCGGTATACTCCGCATTAGCTTTGATTATGTTCATGTCATGTCCTCCTATCTGTTAACCTATGACTTGACATCATACTATCATGTGGATTTACAAATGTCAAGCCATAAGTTTACAAAAGTTTCAAAAAAGTTTATGCAAAGGTAAATCTCATGGTTGTAGTGGTTACCGAGTAGCGATCCGCAACATCAGGAAGCTCTTTCTTGAGTGCCTTGGTGTCGACTCTAGAGGATGTCACCTCTTTATAGGTTGCCTTGTGCTCCTCACCGGTCAAAGTGTCGATATGCTCGGATGTCATGTAATCCTTGAGCTTGTCCTTGAGTCCGTCCAATATGGCGGATGTCTCCTCCTGAATACGGCTATACTCCGCAATCTGTCTCATAATCTCGTTGATGTTTTCTCTTGACATGGTATGTCCTCCTTTTTGGTGGTGGGGGAGGGATTAACCCTCCTCCGAATTAATGTTCTCTAAATGCTATAGTCTCACCCTTTTTGAGCTCCCAACATCCGACACCTCGGCAAGCGCACTCGGTACAATTGCCACCGCACACTTTATAGCTCGGTTTGGGATCATTTCCCTTGAGAATCACGGCAGCCGTGGGGAGGTTGTGCGGATTCTCAATCATAGCTCCGTCAAAAGGGAGTGACATTATCAAGTGCAAGTTCCTCGGCTTACGATGTTTTGCAAAGTACTCGTTGACGTCCTCATAATTTTTAGTGAAGACCAGGAAGTCCGTCCCTTTGCATTCCCTCACGAGTTTAACCATCCTATCAAGATAATCGAGATCGATGATATCTCCGCTCACATGGAATCTGAAATATCTTGACATCATGGCGGACGCTTTCACTTGTGTGAAGTATGCGTCCCTTGACTCGTTGAGAATTGCGAGATTGCGGTCATATGACGTTTTAACACTCGGATATATCCGACAGAGCTTTGCAGCATAGCACTTCTTTGCACATGACTCACAATGTTTACAAGTTACAATAGGTGGTAATGATACCGAGGGAATTGCTCCCATCTTGGAATTACCTTTTGAAATAGATACCTTGTTCATGACGTTGTGTCCTCCTTGTTAATGTATAGATTTACAATGTGGTTAAAAAAATTTCGCTTGTCTGCAATATGAGTAAAAACTCCTCTTTGCCTTGTCTATATCTCCGTATATATTCGATCTTTCAATCCGTCCGAACTTGTCTACCATGTTGACCTTATATGCGGATGAGAATTTTTCTTGTTCAATGTTGATGTAGTATCCGTTGTCTAGTGTCCTTTGCTTGATGGTTAATGTCATGGTTAAAACCTCCGTGAAAAAGTGTGTGTTTGTTTGTGATGGTTGTATGTTAACACATACATTTACAAAATGTCAACACATAAATTTAAAAAAGTTTCGAGACCAGGACGTCAAAAGTGCCGGAAACGTGTCAACCATGCGGATTCTGGACGTAAAAAAATTTTTTAAAATGATGGTTGTATGGGTGGTTTTGTTCCAATATAGGAGACATGGACGGAGAAAAGAACACCAAAACAAGATATCAACAAATAGTAGACGGAGACATTGAGCCACAAGGACGAGAGAGAGGATGGATAAACCTTGAAAAGAGGATTCCTATCAATACACGTCCCATTGAGGAACAATTGGAGATACGTCGCAAGGGACAAAAGGCATTGATGGAATTGCACGGAGAAAAGAAGAGCGCAAGGGAGTCACTAGAAAAAATCCTCACAATAAAGATTAATGATGAGATCTTGAGCGGAGCGGATGTTCCGACGGAGATAATAGATAGAATCAAGCGAGACAATCCGAACATGACTTTATATGACTTGATACAAGTAGTCGCAATAGGTAAGGCTATTGGAGGAAATATGAAAGCATACGAACTTGTGAGGGACACGCACGGAGATAAACCGACGGATAAGGTTGAAATATCCGACAACATTATGACGGATGTAGATCGAGCCATGTTGAAAAAAATATCCGCAAGATTGGAGGATGGAGACCGACTAGAGATCGTAAGAGACGTAACAACGGAAAGCACCGATAAATAGGGGATTTCTGGAATATCTATTCGTCAAACTCATCTTTCACGAATAGATGGAAAACACCGACAAATGCCGTAAATACAAGGATTTAACGGACTTTTGGTATCGGCAACGGCACATACACACGAGTATTTATAGCAAGTTTTAATAGTATAGTGGTAATTTAAATCATTTAAATTTCCATTAACTACATATAGAGCTATATGATCCGATCCCCCCTCCTGGTACCCCTCCCCATTGGGATGCGTCCGGTGAACGCAAGGAAACCTCCTATCCCCCAGCAAATTTTATAAAAAAACCGAAGTGTATACACCAAAAGGGGGAGGTGTAAACACTAGGTGGAGGAAGTGTAAACACCATGACAGAACTGACAAAAGTACTATCAATACGGCTATCTGCGGAGGATAAGGAAGAGATATCGAAGTATCTAAACCGGGAAAGTGCGGAGGCATTACTAAGGCAGATAAAACGTGGGGAGATAGTCATAACACGAAAAGGTATTGAATTTAAAGGTGTAAACACCATTTCGGAAAGTGTTAACACCAATGATTGCGATAACTGTCCATACATGAACGATCTGGACATGAGCAAATTCGATGAGGTATGTGAGTACAAAGGTATAGATAGGCAGAAAGCACTAGATAGATGCGCACAAATGTTATGGAGATAGGGAGCCGGGAGTTTTGGGACGGCATAGAAAGAATAGCGGATATGATGCAGAAACAGGAGTGGGCAAAGATAATACCAGAGATTCCGCAGTCAAAAATGCATTACCTAAAAAATAAAAATCGTCGTTCGGCTAACGCCGAAGAAAGGAAAGAGAATGAACTTTAACGAGCAAGACCTTATGTATCGATTTGGGATAGGACGGTACGGGAATGGGAACATCGATCTGTACAATAGGCCGCAATATATAAACGGAGACGGATCGGTATCCACAGTAAGGAGTATGAGCTTCAACGATGGCAATGGCGAGATACTTGTTCCCACAGTAGCATTGAACGAAGCCGGTAAACCATACGTCATGTCGGATGATGAGGCAATAAACAGATACTACAACACTGGAGAATACCTTGGAAAGTTTAAGACGATTGACCAGGCAAACGATTATGCGGCGAGGTTACACAAGCAGCAGGAACACATTTATCGGAGGTAGAGAATGGTAAAACTGATAGACATGATAGGAACGATAGCACGGATGAGGGATATGCATCATTTTGACGATGAGAGTTCGTTTGTGAACATAGAACCTGATTCGTTAACAAGGAGACCGAGACTTACGGTAGTGTTTTTTGATACGGACAACGATTGGGAGATAACGATATCGAAGGTGATGCGGAATGAAGATTAAGGACGAAACATCGGATGCTTTAGACATAATACACGATCTGCACCGGGAGATGAAGGTGGTGCGATCCCTGATAGATGAGTTGGAGTATGTGGTTTATAGATGCGACGACCGTTGCAAGATAGAGTTTTTCGGAAGGGGAAAGAATGACGAGGGACGAGGCAAAAAGGGAATTAAAACCTATTAAGGAGATGGAGTCGAGGGTACGATCCATTGAGCAGGAAATAGAGCGGCTTATGGCTGTGGCTACCAAGATGACACCGACATATGATGGGGATAGGGTGTCAGGCACTCCTAAAAACAGAATAGAGGAGGCGGCCATCAAGATTGAGGAATACAGAGGCAAATTAGCGAAAGCTCTCATAAAGAGCCTTGACCATAAGAATAAATGCCTCAACAAGGTTGAAAAGATAGAGAGAGGCACGTTCAGAACCATATTGATCCTTTATTACTTCCAGAACAAGACTCTTGAACAGGTAGCGGAGGAAATAGAGAGGTCATACCAGTGGACATACGAAATGTTCACAATGGCACTGGATGAATATGCAAAAATTGCATAAATAACGGCTCACTTGATACTAATTGATAAAATTGTGTTGTATTGTGATATCGGAGTTTTTGACGTTAGGCAAACACTTCTCCTTATATCCGAAGAGTCGTCATGAGGCGGCTCTTTTAAATTTGTATGGACTTAACTGAATATAAACCAAGTGAATTAAGAGAAAAAGAACTGCAATATTGCCGTACACATCTCGAGTATTTCGTAGAGACGTACGGACATATTGAAGATAAGGATGCCGAGGTTCTCGTGCAGCCTTTCGAGTTATGGAAAGAGCAAAGAAGTGCCTTACGTCAATTTAGGGACAATAAGCTAAATGTAATCCTCAAAGCAAGACAGTTGGGTATTACATGGCTTGTTTTACATTATGCCTTATGGAAGTTGATCAATCCGGGGCGTACTGTTATCGGTCTTTCGAGAACGGAAGACGAGGCTCAAGAGTTAGTTCGTAGGATGTCAGTCATCCTTGACAATATGCGAGAGTTATTCGCACCCAAGAACGACCAGCCTATAAATTGGGTGGATGCCACATGGGAAAACACCTCCCTTATCCTCACAATTCATTTCCCGTCGCTCCCCGATTCTGTATTCAAATGCTTCCCAAGTTCACCCAATGCGGCTCGTTCATTCACGGCAGACCTTATAGTGTTTGACGAATGGGCGTTCCAGCAATTTGCGGAAGACATTTGGAAAGCCGGTTTCCCGACAATCAACCGACCTACAGGCGGTCAGGTAGTCGGATTATCGACTATAGAGCGTGGATCGTTCTTTGAACAGGTATTTACTGATCCTGACAACGGATTTAATAAGATATTCATCCCATGGTACGCAGACCCTAGAAGAGACGATGTATGGTATCAGCAAACCAAACGTACTATGGGGGATATGATAACGCAAGAGTACCCGGCAACAGTGGAGGAAGCCTTGACTGTGCCGGGAGGCTCCTATTTCCCTGAAGTAAAGAAAGAGACTCATGTGGTCAATAAGGAGCTGGAGGGCAAATTAAGACGTTACGTAAGCCTTGATTACGGTCTTGATATGCTTTCTGCCCATTGGATACAGGTCGATACCAAGGGAAATGCCCAAATTTATCGGGAATATGATGCTCCTGATAAGACAATTGGCGCCGCTTGTGACATTTTAAGGTCATTATCAGGCGACGAGAAGATTGAATACTGGTTAGCACCCTCCGATTTGTGGTCAAGGTCACAGGAGACGGGTAAATCGAGGGCGATTTTGTTCTCCGAGAATGGAATTAGCCTTACAAAAACGTCAAGAGACCTGGAATCAGGGTGTGCATCCATGAAAGAGTGGTTAAAACCCATCGATAAACACCCTAAATTGACGATTTTAGAGGGGTGCGCACCGAATCTGTACAGATGTTTAACCAAAATACAAAAAGACAAGAAACGACCCAATATATACGCAAAAGACCCACATGATTTAACCCATGATGTGGACTCATTAAGGGCATTTTGCGTTTGGTGGGTACGATCCCCGGAGATAGACTTCGAGGTTATAGAGACAAAACGCCATTCATCCATTCTTGAGGACATAGAGAATGCGACCGGCGAGGATAGAGAGTATCTGCTCCAAAAATACGGAGAACCAATATGAGGTTTAAGACTTTTATGGACAAGGTCAAAAAGACAGTCGCACCGACACCTGAAGACAAAAAGAGAGATAAGTGGCGTGGAAAGCTCGAAAACGCACGTATCGCTTATGCGAGTACCCTTAAAGAGATAGCAAAAGAGCAGAAACTCTATGAAGGGACTCGTGAAGTCAATGGCAACCCCAATACCAATATAGGAGCCAAGGATGTTGCGATAACCGTCAGAAATGCCGTATACGAGTTGATTGAGTCCCAGGTGGATTCATCTATCCCCCAGCCTAAAGTAACGGCTCTACACGAGGGAGACGAGTATTTGGCAAGTTCTATTGAGAGAGCATTGACCAATAAGATCAAACTCTTAAAACTCTCCGTAATGAACGACCTTATGGAAAGAACCGTGCCGGTACAGGGCGGTGACTTTTTCCTCGTTGAATGGGACAACAAGATGGGACTCCATTCAAATTACGGTGATGTGAACGTAATGGAGATACCTCCTCGTCAGGTAATCCCACAACCGGGAGTATCTGATATCGACAATATGGACTACATCTTTATTCAGACCGCACAGACAAAGCAGTGGGTTAAGGATAAATACCATGTAGACGTAGAGGATGCATCGGAAGAATACAAGGATATAAGAGGGGCGGAAGCAGAGAATGCGTCCCTTGATTCGGATATAGTCACTGTTAACACCGCTTATTACAAGAACGATGGCAAGATTGGTCGTTTCGTATGGGTAGATGATTATACACTTGAAGACCTCGATGATTACCAGGCACGTATCACAAGGAAGTGCAAGGAATGCGGTTACGTTACCGAAGAAAAGACCTGTCCTATATGTGGTTCGACCAAGTTTGAGGAAACTGAAGATAAGATTCAGGAGATTCGGATACCTGTCATGCAAGAGATGGGCATGGATGAAATGGGTAATCCAGTTGAGATAGAGGCAGAAGAAATCATTCAGATTGAGTATTACAAGCCTAATCGCTTCCCTCTTATCGTCAGAAAGAACGTATCAAAGATGAATTCCCTTCTTGGCTTCAGTGATGCGAAAGTCATTGAAGATCAGCAGGATGTCATAAAGAAAGTCGGCTCCAAAGCCACAGAGAAAACCCTTAAGGGAGGTTCATACGTAACCTTACCGAGAGGAGTAAAGGTAGAGACGACAGATAAGGAACTTAAGGTTATCCGCCTTGATGATCCTCAACAGAAGCAAATGATAGACGTTCTGAATATGCAAGTTAACATTCAGCAGGATATGCAGATGGTTAACAAGGCATACGAAGATGCTCGTTCTACTCTTGGTATCACGGATGCATTTCAGGGTAAATACGATCCGTCTGCGGTATCTGGTACGGCTAAACAGTACTCGATTAATCAGGCTGCCGGTCGTCTTGAATCCAAGAGGGTTATGAAGAACGATGCGTTTGCAAACCTTTATGAAATGATGTTCAAGTTTTGGTTGGCATACGCAGATGATCCTCTTCCTATTACTGGGAACGGAGCAAATGGAGAACAGGAATACGACACCCTCGATAAGAAAGACTTCATTAAACAGGATGCTGCCGGGGAATATTACTGGAACGACGAGTTCTTATTCGAGACCGATCCTACGTCCACAATGATGGCTAACAGAGAGGCAATGTGGCAACAGATTGACATGAAACTTCAGTCTGGAGCATTTGGGCCGCTTGGAGATTTAAATACCATGAGACTTTATTGGAGCCTCATGAAAGAACATCATTATCCGAATGCCGGCAATGTGCTTCAACAGATAGAGATGATGATGGCAGAGCAACAGCAACAAGCACAGCAGATGCCACAGATAGAGGAGGGTATACCAAATGAAATGCCCGTTATGTAAGCTGGACATGATCATCAAGAAGTCTCGAAACATAGTAGAGATCATTGATGGAGAACCGCACCTTTACATCGACATGGATATGTCCTGCCGGAATAGGGAGTGCAAAAACTTCGAGAAGGTCATTGAGACCATCCGAAATGAACAACCCATAGGCTAAACAAAGGACTCATAGAAGTCCTTTTTTAGTGCATAAATTCGCAACTGAAAGCGCAAAAATCAGAAAGGAAAATTGAATATGAGAGAAAAAAATCTTCTTGACCTTGACCTACAGTTCTTTGGAGAGGAAGAGGTCGCAGACGTAGAAGAGTCGGAAGCCGTCGAACCGACAGAAGAAGCCGAAGTGGAAAGTGAAGAAACAGGAGAAACAGACGGAGACTCCGAGCCGCATGAACAATCCGCAGAGGAAAACGCACGTTACGCAGCCATTAGGCGCAGAGCAGAGGATGATGCCCGTAGAAAATACGAGAGCATGGCACAGGCTCAAAACCAAAGGATTGCGGCATTGTGCGAAGGGGTAACTCACCCGGTTACGGGACTTCCCATAACAAACGTAGATGAATACGTTGATGCATTGAGTACACAACAGAGAATGGCTCAAGAGCAGGAGTTAAGGGACAAAGGAATCGACCCTGCAATCATTGATAGGGCGATAGCGCAGAATCCCGTAGTGAGACAGGCACAACAGGTTATCGAACAGAACCAAATGTTAAGTGCCGAGTACGCATTAAAGAATGACATTGCGGAGTTGATGAAACTCGATCCGAGCATCAAGGGTCCGGGCGATCTCATGAATCTGCCTGAACTTCCAGAGATACTCGACAGAATTCAGAACCGCAATGAGTCGTTGGTGGATGCGTACAAGATTGTCAATTATGGCAAATCCAATGACGCAGCAAGGCAACAGGCTATCAATCAAATGAGAGGGAAGTCACACCTTGCATCCCAGCCTAACGGAGTGGCTACGGAGAATGACGAGGTGGAAGTTCCACCCGAAATCATGAAGTCATGGAAAGCCGAGGGCAAGACAGAAAAGCAAATTCGTGAACTCTACAAGACAGTAGCGAATAAATTACATCTTAACTGAAAGAGAGGAAAAAGATATGGCATTTGAATTTTTGAGAGCCGAGAACGACGCTTCTCCCGTTGAGAAGGAAGTCGTAGCAACAAACGGCGTTACTTACACACACGGATGTCTTCTCGTTTACGGATCAGCCGGAACGGCAACGACAACCACAGGCAGCCCCGAATTTGTATACACGGGTAAAGACACAGTAGCAAAGACCGGCGATAAACTCGCAGTCCAGGTAGTATTCCCCGAAGACGAGTGGGCAACAACTCTTTCGGCTTCTGGATCAAGCCTTAAGGTTGGTCAGAAGGTTACCACGAATGGAACACAGGCAACTGCAACAACGGCAAGCGGAATCTTCCAGCTTCTTACTGCCGGTGGAGCAAGCGGCTCTAAAGTAGTCGGCAGATTTTCATAAGAGAGGGGGATATAGACAATGGCAGTTATATTTAGTAAGCACGGCGGTCAGAATGACGAAGCGTGGAAAGTAATTGACACCGAGTTGTCAATGGTTATCCAGGATACGGATACAGAGAAGAACAAGGATGATGAGCTCGTAAAGAGCCTTTTCAATGTAAAGACATCCAAGAAGTTTGGTGAGAAGCAGGGTAGCATGACCGAGTTCGGTAACTTCGAAGAGGTTACAGAAGGTGATAACGGTATTGCAGATGATTACTCAATGGGATTCTCGAAACTCATCGAGCATCATCAGTTCATCAAGACCTTCCTCTGCACAAGAGAAGCAAAGGACGACGGCAACATCGACATGATGAAGCAGACGGCTGCAAACTTCGTTCGTGCATACAAGAGGTCGAGAGCGCAGTACGCATCGGATGCACTTGTTGCAGAAGGAACCACATTCCTTTATGGCGGAAAGTCTTACGACAAGACAACTGGTGACGGCAAGGGACTCTTTGCTACAGACCATCTTGGAAAGAAGACTGGTGTTCCCGAGCAGTGTAACGTATTTACAACGGCATTCGGTAACGATGCTACAAACCTTTACAAACTTGCTAACATCGGACGTAACTTCAAGAACCAGTCAGGTAACGTAATGGGTTATACATTTGATACGATCATCATCCCCGGTAACACACCGAGACTTGAAGACCTTATTAAGAGAATCATCCATTCGGAGCAGATCGTTGGTTCTGATTTCAACGACATCAACACACAGAAGGGTATCTGGAAACTCATCGTTAACCATCGTTGGGAAGCCGCTTCTGGAACAGAGCCTTACATCATCATGAGTTCCGAAGCACAGAGAGAACTCAACGCAGGTGTATTCTTCGACAGAGTAGCACTTGACGTTTCTAACGAAGTTCTTAACAAGAGCCGCAACCTTGAGTGGAGCGGATACGCAAGATGGAGTGCTGGTTTCAATAACTGGGCAGCATACATCATGGGTGGCGCACAGAGCGGACAGAGCATACCTTCATAAGGGGGAAATCGCATGATACCTAACGGACTAAAAATAGGCGAGACATACCTTGAGGGAAATCTCGTTTATAAAGTAACCAAGGTTGTCAGCGAAGGTATTTACGAAGCTACGTGGACGGGAGAAATCTCGTCCACATCTGCTTCCGTTGAACAACCGAAGAAAGAAGTCAAGAGCGATCTTGATTATTTGTCAATGCCTTACGCAACACTAAAGAAACTGTGTGCAGAGAGAGGACTTGACGCAACGGGCAAAAAAGATGATCTTATCGCAAGATTAGAGGATTGATATGTATACATGGTATGATTTAAAACTTGCAACATTGCAGAAGATGTTTTCGGCAGATGACCAGATAATCGTGGATGAATCCACAATGGGATATATATCTGCAATGCCCCACTGTGCTAACGAGGGATTATCACTTCTCGCAACGGCAGGAAAGTTCATAACGAAGACCGCCAAGATAACACAGATGGAAATAGCGAATATCATACCTAACGATATCGCAAATGGTATTCACGAGTTTTCAGATACTTATTCATACACAACGGATGAGGGACAGTCATACTATTTTGAGTGTTCTGGTCTTGGAACGTGTGACATAGAAGTAGATGGAACGGTCGTGGAGACTCTTGATCTTGACGAGAAGAACTATAAAGTCTACAAGGGACTTATCCTTAACCCCGACAAAAAGTCGGTTAAATTCACATTCACGACCTCATATCCTATGGCACTTAAGAATGTGGCTATATATAAAGAGACATTTGAGGTGGCGGAAGACGTCGTGCCTTTCACGGAAAAGGTTAAGTACGACATGACCGCCCTTGCAGAAGATTTCTTTATGATCGACCCTCAAGGCATTTACTATGAGGGAGCATATCAGAAATATCTCCAAACTTCGGATTTTTATCAGGAAGGTACAAAGACACTTGTACTTGATAGGGACATGGTGGGATCATTCACCATCTATTATCGTGCTTATCCCCCGCAGCTTACGTCGGAGACATTGGACGATTATGAACTCGCCCTCGACCCTGAAGTATATTCCCTTTTACCTTTATATATGGCATCGCAGTTATATAAGGACGATGACAATGGTATAGCCACAAGTTACAGAAACGAATTTGAGGTCGGCTTCGAGAGATTAGTTAACAGTGCTAATTTATCGGCATATGAACAGTTCACAAGTGAGAGTGGGTGGATTTAATGGCGGTTTCTTTCAAAGTACCGAAAAGTCCCAAAAGAAATATATTCAATATAGATAGTTTCCTTGGCGTCGATATGACGAATAGTGGGACAAGCGTTGATGAAAGAATGTCCCCTAATGCTCCCAACATGATCCGAGAAGTGCCGGGCAAGGTACGCAAACGTGTGGGATACAAAGTCCTTAAGGATTTCGGATCGGGAGTGGTCTATGGCGCACACGTTTTGGAAAGCACCTCAAACAATACCGGCGATTTTGTCACCAACAGAAACATGGCATCAACACCGGCGGTTGAACTAAAGATACGAAGCGGAGAATCGGCATATGTTTATTCTGCGGTAGAGATACCGATAGGTATTGGAGTCCACGTTTCCTTTAAATACAAGACGGACAAG